AAAACATCCCAAGAGCGCAATGCCATCTATGGCAATAATGCTGAAGTCACCGGGCGAGTCATGGCCGCGCTGTTCCCCAACGGCGTAACTCTGAAGACCCCTGCTGATTACGAAGCCTGGCACCTGTTCGAGTTGATTATTGTCAAGTTGACCCGCTTCACCAATAGCGGGTTGACCCACCAAGATTCGATTCACGACCTGGCCGCGTATGCCGCGATGGTTGAGTTGTTGCACGACAAGCACAGCATCAAAGTTAATTCCAAATAGTTGTTGCCTTAGTTGCAATTGGGACTTAACCTAGTTGCAGCAAATAACTTACCGTTTGATATACATAAGGAAGTACAGAATGCTTATTCTCGTTACAGGCTCCGGTGCCGGACTTGGTTTGGCAATCTCTGCAGCTCTAATCTCTGCAGGCCATTCCGTTCTTGATTACGACATCAAGAACGGTGACAGCGTGACCGACCCTTTCGCCCTATGGGACGATTGCCCTACTGTTGACGGGCTGATCAACTGCGCTGGTATCAACTGCAATGAATGGTTCGAAGACATCACGCCGGAATCGTTCAACCGAGTCATGGCAGTGAATGCCTTCAGCTTTGTCGGCATGACCCAAGCGCTGCTGCCAGGGCTGATCGAGAACAAAGGGTTTGTAATCAACATCGTCTCCAACGCCGCTCACATGCCTATGACCAGTAGCCTGGCCTATAACGCATCGAAGGCAGCCGGGCTGATGATCACGCGCCAGATGGCCCACGAGTTGACGCCTAAGCACGGCATCACCGTCTTCTCCATCTCACCAAACAAGCTGGCAGGGACTGAAATGTCCAAGCAGATTGAAGACAACGTGGTCAAGACTCGCGGCTGGACGAAAGAGTTCGCCGCCGAGTACCAGAAGAAGTCGCTGATGCACGGCCTGGAAACGCCGCCCGAAGCGATTGGCGCGTACATCGCGCATCTTCTTGAATCCGGCAGCTGGAAGTTCATGTCCGGCACTGACATCCCATTCGGAAAATAGGCCCATCATGAAATTCAAATTGGCGAAAGTCGGCGACTTGTTCAAAGTCACTTTTTCAACTAACGATGAAGAAGAAATCCGAATGAACCTCAAGGGCGACTTCGAAATCTCCAGTTCAGGCGACGCGGTGAAAATCGACGCCCAAGAAGTGGACGTAGTCACTCGCAAGGCAATCCGAATCAACGGCGACTTGTCGACTCGCGGCAAGTAATCTACAATCCAACTTCACTTTCAAGGAATACGCACGTGCCAAACATCAAACCGCCAGCATTTAAAATCCAACAAGTAGCGCTTGTCGAGGGCGATTATCGCCGTTTCGTCGTCGGGAAAGTCTTTGTTGTGATGATGGTCTTTGCCGGTGCAGTTCGCTACCAATGCAAATCGCACCTGACGCTCTTTAACCAACTGCAAGTACAGAGACGATTCTGCACTTGCTTGTTCAGATAATACCGCGAAAGACGAAAGTGCGCAAGCCCCAAGGAAAACGATCTTGGTGATTTGATTGATAACGAGTTTGACCATCATGACCAGCCTCAATAGCGCGGCATTGCCGTCGCGTCAGTGATAGGGCGATAGACTTCGAACGCCAGGGCCGCTGGATACTTGTGGTACATAAGCTCCATAGCAGTCACGATGAGCGTGTCATCGGCAAAGCGCTGCACTTCAGTCTCACGATCAACGTAAGCGGGCGCATCCAGCGGCTCGACAATAGTTTGGCTCAGGATGGCCATAATTGCAATAGTCATAAGACCTCCAACGGTTAGTTTTTCTGTCTGAAGGTGATATTACTCCTCAGACAGAAAAACGGCAAGCAGTTTTGAAAGCTTTTGAATTAAACCTTCAGCAACAGTCGGCGGGCATACGCGCTGGAGTTGATCAGCTGGTCAATCGTTCGAACGTCCTTGACGACGTCATCCAGCAAGATATTGCGCCAGGTGGCAAAGCGCCCAAGGGAAAAGATGGAGTGCGCACTGGTCAACTCATACATCAACGCCTGACGCTCGGCCTTTGGCATATCCAGGATTTTACCGAAGCGCTGGATGGTATCTTTCATCGATTCCATTTCCAGCAGATCGACGTCGAACCCGAAAGCTTTGCAAACCAAGTCAAGTTCATCGAACTCCCAGGCCACGAAAGGACGACAGGAAGGCTTTTCGTCCAGACACTCAATAATGAGCGTATCGCCGGTGATGCTGGCACGGAATACGGACATGTCCATATCTGGGAAGTAAATTGTCTGATAGACGTCGGTAGCCACTTTCAACTTAACGCGCGTGACGCGAATTGGCGATTTCTCGAAGTCGAAAGTCTTGCCGTGGTCGATGCCAGCCGCGCCCAATGCTACGGACATTGGAGCCGTATTGATCACAGGGGTTCCCTCGGCCAACCCTGCAAGGGCGCAAGGAGTCAACGGACAGTTCCAGTTGATACGGCCACCGACCTTATCCACCAGCTGCTCGTAGAAGTCGTCCGGGGCTATATAGCGTTGTACGGCGTCCAACTTGCTGATCGAGCGTGTTGTAATGGCGCCTGCGACCTTCAGCGAGTAAGAGTTGGCATCGGCAATAGAGCAACGCCCTTGCAACATCCCGTCTGAAAATACATCTTTTGCAACTTCAACTTTTTTGAACGGGATGCCGGTGATTTCGGAGACTGAAGTATCTCGGAAGCGCAACAAGGCTTGATGCTGCGCGCCGCCAGAACCGGCTTCAATGATATTCGCGTCTTTAAAGTGACACGCGGCAATAAGACCCGCCAGACCTGCGCCAACAATTAACGGTGCCATTTAGTTGTTCCTTTTTTGATGTCCATTTATTTTGGAGAATAAAAAGCCCTCACTATGGAGGGCTTTTTATCAGGCCGGGAAGTTACTCGGCGTCAGCGTGCTGCTCATCAGAGTCAGCTTCGTTGGAATCGTCAACAGCGCCGTTTTGGTCTGCGCCGTCCTGAGTGTCGTCAGTCGCCGGAGCATCTTCAACGGTGACGAAGTCCAGGTGTCCCATTTCTTCCAGCTTAGCCAGGAAACTGCGAACCGATGCGCCGTACAGCAGGCCTTTCACTTCTTCGCCGAACGCTTCGATGCTGACCTGATCACCGACTTCGTAGTTGTCCTGGATGTACTGGTAGACCTTGCCGCGAATCGACAGTGCCTGCGGAGAGCTGAGGCCAGCACCGGTGTAGATGAAGTGGGTGGAACGGCTACGACGGCCACCGTTTTCTTTGGTCTTGGCCTTACGCGCTTCGATAGCGGCCTTACGCTGATCGGCTTGTTCTTTGCGCTCTTGCTTCTTGGCTTCGATTTCGGCCTTGCGGGCATCAGCTGCGGCAACACGATCCAGCTCTTTTTGAGCCTTCTGTGCGTCGCGCTCAGCTTTGCGCTCTTCATCCTTCAGGGCCTTCTGATCAGCGCGCTCTTTTGCCTTCAAAGCTTTTTCAGCTTCGCGGGTTTCAGCACCGGCCAGTTTGGCTTCTTCACGTTCTTTGGCCTTTTCAGCCTGCTTGGCTTCGCGCTCAGCAGCTTTCTCGGCTTGCTTGGCTTCGCGCTCTTTGGCCTTTTCAGCCTGCTTGGCTTCGCGCTCAGCAGCTTTGGCTTTCTGCTTTTCTTCACGTTCAGCAGCTTTTGCCAGCTTGTCGGCTTCGCGCTGATCAGCCTTCAGTTTAGCTTCGGCTGCCTTTTGGGCGGCGATTTCTTCTTTGGTCAGGGTAGTTTCGTTAGTGTCGTTCATGATGATTTCCTTGGTAGCGAATTTATGTAAGGGTTTAGTTACTTGCCTTGTGAAAAGAATTATGCCTCGATATTAATATCGAGGCAAACGTTTTATTTGGAAAGTATCGAAAAAGTTACAATTCCGACGAATCCAAATAAAACGAACTTAAACCGAGTCGTTACATTAGAAGCGATAGATGCCCAAAAGTTCGATGGCTCTTGTAATCGCTGTGTACATCAACTCGCGCTAATAAGGCCGCCAATATGTTTAGTCAAGAGCATCTAGCAGAACGCTTCGGAATTCCAGTCAACGAACAACAAGTCAATGCAATTAACAAGGCCGTCGAATGGTATCGCGGCTGGCAGGACCGCAAGCACCGCCGCCAAATATTCTTTCTGGCAGGCTTCGCTGGGACCGGTAAGACCACTGTGGCGCGCATCATCGCAGAGCTGTGCTGTGGCATGGATTGGACCTGCTTTATCGCCCCTACTGGCAAGGCAGCCAGCCGGTTGCGCCAGCCGGGCTGCCCGCTCGCCAAGACTCTTCACCAGTTCATCTATAACGTCCGTGGCGAAGACGAGAACGGCGAACCGATCTTTGTTGCCAAAGGTGCTCTGGACGATAAGCCGAAGCTGGTCTGCATGGACGAGTCCTCAATGGTTGGCGAGTGGGACACGAACAAGTTGATGGAGCACCGAATTCCGATTCTGGCATTGGGCGATACGGGCCAAATACCTCCTGTTAAGGCAGTCGCTTACTTCGTCGAGGGTAATGCTGACGTCGTGCTTGATCAGATCGAACGTAACGCTGGCAACATCGTCCGTGCATCCATGTTCGTCCGTCAAGGCAAGCGCCTTCCGCCGCGCGAGTACGATGACGTATTCGTCCGTGACGGCAAGATTCCCGAC